AACAGAATCCATGGTTCATTGATAGTTAAATGCTAAAGGCTTATTGGCAATAGCAACGTCATCCCCAAGTATCGCATATAATGGTTTTGAATCATCATAAACTAAACTGAGAGAGTTCATTGCATTTACCATAATAACATGGTTAGTTAAAGACAACATCGCGAATGATGAATATGCACCCATAGGTTGACCAACAGAGTAATTAAAAGGTTTATCCTTATAAAAATAAGGACGTTTTAAAATTTCTTTTCAGCATTTTCCATTTAAACCTAAAGCATCTAAGATATCTGCCTGTAAATCAACAGGAAGTCTATCTGTAGCTGCCGAAAGGTCAATAGAATAATACTCAGAGAAATTACCTTGTAATAATCTCTTAACTGGTCCATGTTGTTCCCTTGTTCCATCTACGGATAAAGTATCCAAGAAGGAATAAAGAACATCATGAAGTGGTTTAAATAATCATTGAGTCCATTGATCCGTTATACCAATTACCCTTGTTTTTCCTCTAAACTCTTCTATAATACCTAAACGGCCTAAAACAAGGTCCAAAGGTACAATAGTAAGAGGACAGAGTAAAATAGATAAAACTATTAATACAAAGGTAAAATAGTAAAAACGGTGGAATCAAGAGAATTTAACCATGTTTAACCAAATGGATGGATATCTCATTACAGCAATGAGGTCTAAACCACTTGATAAAAAGGCCACCGACGAGTTTGCTCCTCCCTTGTAACTTAAGAAGAATTCAGGACTTTTAAGTTTCCTGTTTTCAAAATAAGTTAATGCACCTAAAGAATCTAAGGACCTAAGAATCTGTACTTTTGGTAAGGTACTACACTCTCCTTTAAAAGGATCAGTAATAGTATCAAACTTGGGTATATGAACCTTAGGACTCATAGCTCTAAAGATGGCAAGGGTAGAAATCAAAGCTCGACTAATTGGTTTGGGAGAAATATCATTTTCTAAATCTCTAACAAGAGATTCAAAAATAAATTTTCCCTTAATTCCAATTATTTTCGGTAGACCGTTTTTATAAGTTTTAACTCATGTTTTATGGTTCACCAAACCTTTACCCGCAATATAATTACCTACAAGTCTTAAGGATTCAGTTAAATATTGAATTGTAAAAGTAACTCCTGATTTATTTCAGAGTTCACTAATACGATTACCAATATTTAAAA